CCAGCTTGTCCACTGGTGACAGGTCTAGGGTGTCCCAGATCAATGTCATCATGCGGACGCTCATGCCCCCACCTCAATTACAAAGTTGGACATGCGCCCGCTGAAATGAACAGGCTGCGGATCAAACAGGCTGTCGTTCACGCCAAGAGCGTCGGCAATCCCATCAAAATATGCCTTGCAGGATGCCAAGCAATTGTCAGCATCAGGCAATGCACCCGTCTTTTTGCCGCTCACCGTCAAGCGCACCGGGATGCGTTCGCCGTTGTGCTTGAAGCATACAGGCAATGCGGCCTTGGCAGCGTGAAAGGCCCATGCGCGGTGCTTTCGCGTCTGGTCCGCCTTGGTTCCCCAGTGTGCGCGGCCATTCGGCCAAAGCGATTTGTGCGGATATGGAAGCTGAAGAATCATGCTGCCAGCATCTCCAAGCGGTCACAAAGCGCACCAAACAACTCGTCAGTGCCGCGCAGGACTTCTGCTTGATTAATCGCGTGGATTATCGTGCTGTGGTCTTTGCGGCCAACGAGACGCGCTATTTGTGGATAGGATAGTTCCTTCCGGCTATTGCGTAAAACAAGGCAAACAGCCTGTCGTGGCCGCACATAATGCTTGAAGCGTCCAGCACTTATAAATTGCCCCGGTTCAATACCGTAGGCATTGCAAGCCTCGCGTATCATGCGGTCCACACGAAATGCGCGAGTTGGTGGCCTATACCATTTGGGCCAAGGTGCGCTCATAGGAACGCCCTCCATGCCTTGCGGCCACGCCCAACATGATATTTCGCAATGGCCTTCAGCAGCTTTGCAGAACCATCACGCGCCATTTTGGTGAACTCGACACCGTATTGCGTAGCAGCCATGCTGTCGCCCACATTTCCGCCAATAAAACTTTTCGGTCCCCTCATGATTTCCTCCCTGCTTCCGTTATGCTTGGCGCCGCAGCGGGTCGTTGCGCCATCTGCGACGCTGTGCCTCTGAAATGCCTTGCTGGACGCGGCTTCCGTGAACCGTGCGGGCGATACGCCGCTGGCGTAGTTTCGCATTGAGGCGGATGTTTGCGATAAAGCGACGGATGCTCATGCCCGTATCTCCTCTGCTTGAAGCACCATGTTTGTGATTGCGGCTTGTGCGGCCTTCAGATCGGGAAGCATCGCCAGCTTGACGCGGTGGTCGCGCTCTGTGCCGTCTGCCCGCGCCTTACACATTGCGTTGAATAGGCTTGCGAGCGCAGGAAGCGGGTCGTCCTCGCGTGGCTCCAGTGGAACCATGCGGCCACCGGTTAGCGCGGCGTATGGGTTCAGAAATTCAGGACCAAAGCGTTCGCCAAGCCGCTTCAGGAAGGTTGGCGATAGGTCCGTTTTCTTGTTTGCAGCGTTGGAAATAGTGCCAAGCGAAACATCAATCGTTTCCGCAATGTCATGCAGCGTGATGTTGAAGTGGGCCTGTAGGTCCAACAAAATTCGAGCAATTGCGTTCCGATAATCCGTTGTCTCTTGAGCCGTGTTCACGCGCAAGACATTGTTCACATTATTTGACATTGTTCACTCCATGAAAAGGAATGAATTTCATCGGCAGAAATATGCCATCGCCGACACCCACCAGGACAACGCTGGTAGGATGGCTGGCGCTGCTATTTCCCCCAGCAGCGCCAGCATCCCCCGCAAAAACAGGTGCGACGGGGAAGAAGCACTCAACCCCGTCGCTGCGGCCATACAGAGGGGTAGCCGCAATCTGGTTCATGCTGCCTTCCGTGTGCGCTTTGACGCAGCAAGTTCAGCAAGGTTATCTAATGTAGCCCAACCATTGGCCGCGAACGTCGCCCATTGGTCGCTAGGGATACTGTCGCGCAATATCCACGAACGCACGGTATGTGGCGAGACGGAGCAAATGGCAGCAACCCGTTGAGGGTGTCCTGCGTCTTTTACGATGGTTGCTTGGTTGGTCATGAGGGCCATTATGCATAATGCATATACTAATGCAAGTGCCTTTTGCATAACAAGTAAAGTTAAATCTAAAAAATGAACGATCCAGCAGAGAGATTGAAGGCCATTCGAGAGAAGCGTGGCTACACTTCCGCCAAAAGCGCAGCGGAGGCTATGGGCGTTACTGTTGTCACATATCTCCAGCATGAGAGTGGTGTGCGGGGCTACCCTGCTTCCAAGGCGGCAAGATACGCCAGCTTTTTTCGCACCACGCCGGAATGGTTGCTATATGGCCGACAGGTCACAAACACACAGCTTGGCCCTCAATTAAACGTCAGGGGTGCTGTAGCTGCTGGCGTATGGCGCGAAGCAGAGGAATGGCCGCAGGAAGAATGGGAGGCTTTTACAGGCCGCGCAGATATATCCGCACCGATCTCACACCGCTTTGGTTTGCGTGTTGAGGGGCAGAGCATGAACCTGATCTACCCTGAAGGAACTATACTGGAATGCGTCCGCTTTCATGGAGACACGCCGATACCGAATGGAAAAAGGGTTATTGTTGAGCGCAAGCGGTTCAACGATGGAACCGAAGCAACCGTGAAAGAATACTTTAAGGATGAACAGGGCGTTGAGTGGCTAGTGCCACGATCAAACAACCCAGCTTATCAAACACCCCTGCGGTGTGACCAACCCGGCGAAAACATTGAAAGCATCGAGATAACCGCTATCGTAGTGGCGGCAATAATTCAGGAGTAGCTTGTTAAGCCAAGGGCTTGGGCCAGATAGGGAGGAATATGTGAGCGGTTCTCAAAAATGCCCGCAATGCGCGGAACTGGTGCAGCTTGACGCAAAAGTATGCCGGTTCTGTTTCTATGACTTCGTATCACGAACTCCTAAAAAAGAGCCTAAAAATAGCTTCCAAAGCTGCATGACGGTGTTTGTTATAATCAACGTGGTAGTTCTTTTTTTGTTTGCTCTGCTTCTGTCCGGCGTGTGATTGGTGTTGCCTACTGGCATTGGCCGACGTTAAATTAAAATCGTGTAAAAACAGCGAGTTAATCTAAATTGGTGCTTTTTGACCACCGCTTATGCATTTTGCACTTGCCTTAGTGTTATGCATTATGCATTGTCTGCCCCAGAAGCAAACTGGGGACAATGAATGACCATCAACGAGCAAGCCCAAGCAGCGATAAACGCGCTTAACGCACTCAACGACTTTGCCGCAGCATGGAACGAAAGCGTTAAAGCCAAAGGCTACGCTGCTGCATTCCGTGAGTCCCCACGCATGGCGGACCACCTACACCGCGAATTGCTGGAAGCCATCGTTGCCTTTGACGAGGATGCGCTTGGAACACTGGTCGATCTGCGCCTGTATGACGAGCCAGACGAAGGCAGCGGCATCAGCGACGAAGAATTTGATTACCGCACAGGTCAAGCCGGAAACGGATTTTACGCATGAGCCGCGCCCTATCCGACCTCGCTTGTGGCGCGGGTTTCATCACGTTTTGGATGCTGGCTTTTTGGGCCGCTGGCGCAGCGGAGCGCGTCATATGATTTCTGCATCGGATTTGAAAAGCCTTGTGCGTTATGACGCTAAAACTGGCGACCTCTTTTGGCTGCCACGCGAACCAGCGTCACCTTACGTCAAGACATGGAACACAAAGCATGCTGGTCAAAAGGCATTCTGCACGGTCACGACTTATGGCTACGTTAAAGGCTACATCTATAACAGGCCATATCATGCCCATAGAGTAGCCTATGCGCTTTACTACGGGCAATGGCCCCAAGGCCATATTGACCACATCAACGGTATTACGTCGGACAATCGAATTGCCAATTTACGTGATGTGACGCGCCAAGAAAACCAGAGAAACCTGCGGCGCAGCGTTTCAAACACCAGCGGCATAACTGGGGTTGGTTGGTGCAAGATTACTAACAAGTGGAAAGCCCAAATACAGGCCGACAAAATCAGAAAGCATCTAGGTGTTTTCGAGCGGTTTGAAGATGCTGTCGCCGCGAGAAAAGCGGCGGAGTGTCTGCATGGTTTTCACCCCAACCACGGCAAAATTCAAATGCGATTTACCGCAGCGGAGCGCACAATATGATCACAAGCGAGATAATCGACAAAATTGCGCCAGCGTTTTGCTTGGCACAGGCCGACTGCAACAATGCAAAGAAGTCGAGCAACAACCCGCACTTTAAGAGCAAATACGCAGACCTTACCGCCGTTTGGGAAGCCTGTTCAAAGGCGCTGTATAACAATCGCCTTTCAGTGATCCAAGGGCTTGGCGAAGTCATTGACGGCAAGCTGCACATTGAAACGATGTTGCTGCATGAAAGCGGCCAGTGGATTAAATCAACCGCATCCATTCCCCTGCCCAAAGCCGACCCGCAAGGATACGGCAGCGCGTCAACATATGCGCGTCGCTACACGCTGGCCGCTATGATGGGCATTGTTCAAGAAGATGACGACGGCAACGCAGCAAGCCGCCCTGTCCCTGAAAAGGTGGCAGAGCCGCTAATCACAGAAGAACAGCGCATGGACTTGCAAGGCCTTATTGAAGGCACTGGCAGCAACATTATCGCGTTCTGCCAATTTTACAAAGTCAAAGCCCTTCCCGAACTGCCAGCCAGCAAGTTTGAGCACGCCAAAAAGAGCCTGATGAACAAGCTGGGCAAGAAGGATGATGCGGCATGATAGAACAACGCAGCGATGCTTGGTTTGCCCAACGCGCCGGATGCCTCACCGCGTCACGGGTTGGCGACATGATGGCAAAGACAAAATCAGGCTATTCAGCAAGCCGCGCTAATTATGCCGCGCAGCTGATAGCTGAACGCCTCACAGGGACGGCTGCAGCTTCATTTAGCAATGCAGCCATGCAGCATGGCATTGACACAGAGGCGGAGGCCCGGAACGCCTATGAGTTTTTACACGATGTTACAGTTGTAGAAGCGCCATTTGTTCCACACCCAACAATTGCATGGTCTGGAGCCTCCCCTGACGGTTTTGTTGGCGTTGAGGGGCTGGTCGAAATCAAATGCCCCAACACCGCCACGCACATTAACACCCTGCGCGGTGGCAGCATCGACCAGAAATACATCTATCAGATGCAATGGCAGATGGCTTGCACCGATATGAACTGGTGCGACTTTGCCAGCTATGACCCGCGCTTGCCAATTGAGATGCAGCTGCACGTTCGCCGCGTCGATCGGGATGATGACCTGATAGCCGAAATTGAAGCGGAGGCAGTCGCCTTCCTTGATGAAATAGCCGCAACCGTTGCGGACCTCGAAAACACCTACAGAAAGGCAGCCTAAAATGAGTAAGCGTTTTGATATTATGACCCCGCGTCCAAAGAAAGACGGTGGCACTTACTGGACAAAAATTGGCACTGCTTGGGAAGGTGATAAGGGGACGCAGCTTGTGTTTGATGCCCTCCCACTGCCGGATAAGGAAGGCCGCGTTGTAGCTAACCTGTTTGAGCCACGCGACAACAGCCAGCAACGGCCAGCGCAAAAACCAGCCCAAGGCGAGAGTTGGGACGAATTGGAAGATGCGCCCTTCTAATGCTTCCGAAGCTACGCCCGTTTCTTCGCATAAAGGAGAAATACAACCCCAAGCCCAATGCACGGGAGATGCGCCACCATATCCGGCTGTGCAACCTTCCCTGCATAGCTTGCAAGGGTGCGGGCGGTGTCTTTCACCATCTTTTGTCCCACGCAACGGGAAAGCGGTGGCGCAGAGATCACGAATACGGACTGCCCATGTGCGACCATTGCCATCGTGCGCTTCATGCCCACGGCGACGAACGCGCCTGGTGCAACGTCCAAGGCTTTGAACCGTCAATTGAGGCGGGCGTCTTTCGATTAGAGAGCATTCAAGCGGGGATATTATGACCGACATCAACAAAAGTATTGCCGACATGGAGGACTTGTTTGTTGCCGCTGGCAGAGCAAGGGCCAAGGCTGAACAGATGGACGAGCGCCGCAAGCGCATCCGCGCCACACTGTTCGTCAAATACCGTGGCGACGGCAAAGGCTCTGCCGAAAGCGAACAGTTTGCAATGGCCGATCCTGTTTATGAAGCCGCCTGCACAGACCGCGACATGGCAGCATTTGATGCCGAGGAACTACGCGGCAAGGCAGAGGCCAGAAAGCTAGGCTTTGAAGCATGGCGAACGGCGAACGCGACTAAACGGGCGCAGATGAATTTACGGTAATTCCAACGGAGACGGCGGTCAGTCTAATAAACGCGCCGGAATTTTTATGATACGCACACAAGGACAGAACAACTGGCACTATCGCCAAGGCTATCAGCGGACGCAGCGCGTTCCAGCGCCGATCCAGCCTATGGTGCAGGAGCGCGGCTTTATTGCGCGGGTGTTTGGACGGTGAGGGCGTGGCTTAAATCAGCCCTCACGGTTGCGTTAACCTATGCGACACTGTGGGCAGTTTCTATTGTGGCTGGCGACGAATTCACACTTGGCCTTGCTTTTGGGGTGCTTATTACCGCGGTTTATTCACTTTGGGCAGATGGTAAGTCTGCCCCACCGGAGGCCGCATGAGCCGCCCCGTAACTATACGCGAATGGCCGCTATTCTTGGCGCTGGAGAATGCTGCCAGATGACACAGCCATTTGCAGAGATATTGCATCGGATGCGGCGTTCAGCCAGAAACGGTGAACGTCTGCATCTGGACGCGGCGCACGTTGTCGCCATAATGACTAGCCCGATCTATGCTGAAATGGCGAGATTGGAAGCAGAGGAACTTGCATCACAATGGCAAAGCAATTCAGACTTGGCGAGTTTTGGCTTGCTTGGCGCACAGACCGCGAAGAATGGGCAATCTGCTGGAACGACAGAGCCGCTGGAACCCGCCGCAGAAAGTCAACTGCTATCGGCAATTTCAACGGAGGCGAAGCGCCAATCGAGGCACAGGAAAAACTTGCCGCACACTTCGCCAAATTCGGAACGCCCGAAAAGGTTGACGCCAACTCGGTTACAAGCGTTAGCCGGATAATGGGCGCATGGCTTGCCAAGGAAGGCTCACTTAGAGCGCGTGGTGAGCAATACGCTTATGCAGTCGATCATCTGCAAAGGTTTATTGATAAACAGGGCCGCATGGCGGTTGACGAGATAAACCCCGTCAAAATGCAATCCTACGTCTCAATGAGGCTAGGTGAGGGCGTAAAGGGCGAAACTATCCACGGTGAACTTGCCGCCCTCTCACGGGCCTTAAAATGGGCCGTAGAGAACGCCCTGATACCATACGCGCCTTTTGTTGGCCGCGTTGACCGTTCGCTGCGTTCCGGCCCTAAAGAGATTGAATACAGCATGGAGCAAGTCGCCGCACTGCTTGAGGTGGCGTTGTCGCGCTTTGAACGCAAGCATGTCCACTTGTTTTCAATGATAATGCTTTCCGCGCATGGCCGCGTTGAAGCTGTCATGGAACTTTACGCTGAACAGATTCGCAACGGCATATTTTATTTTAATGCGCCTGGACGGACGCAAACCACAAAGCGTCGAATGATTGTGCCAGTTGCGCCGACGCTTGCCCCTTGGTTGCCAAGTGAGGGCAAGGTTATCCAATATCAGGCAATGCGGAAAGATGGTTCAATCATCGCCAAGCCTACGCGGTCAATCAAAACCAGCTTTGCCAAATGCCTAAAGGACGCTGGCATCATCAACAATGAGGGCAAGCCGTGGGGATCGCCTAACAGCCTTCGCCACACTATCCACACATTCATGCAGACGCAGGGAGTGCCTCAAGCGCAGATTGACGCAATGGCAGGGCATCAGGAACCCGGCAGCGGGCGTAATTACACGCACTTGCGCCCCGAATATCTCAAGGAAGCGATGCAGGCTGTCGAATATTATTGGTCTGAAATGGACGCGCTAACAACTGCACATCGGTCCCAACTCGGTCCCAAGCACTACGACTTGAAAAGCGGGAAAGCCTTGCAATGACGCAAAATCAATGTATTGTGGTGGTGGAGCCTAGGGGAGTCGAACCCCTGACCTCTACACTGCCAGTGTAGCGCTCTACCAGCTGAGCTAAGGCCCCATGTGCTGCAT